CCTAAAAATATCTCCGGGGGGAATTTTCCTGGAAAGGAGACCACTTTTATGACCGAGAATGAGCCGTGTTATAAATGTCGATTTCATTTCGGAGTATGGAAAAAGTGTGGATGTCTCATTTGTAAGAGTGAGTTTCACAAAGAACGATGTATAGAGGACAAAAAAGGATTCTGCGCATTCTTCAAACCATAACCATTAACTTTATATTTTAGGGTGTCTACATAGGAATCGAATAGGGTGGCAACAATTCTCAGGTGTGGTGAGCCTGGGCTCCTTTCAAGAGCTTATTCGGTTCCTACCTAGGCATCTTAAAGTATATATAAACAACATCTAAACACTCTCGAAAGGAGGCTATATTCTTGACGCCCACGCCAAATGCTAAGCAAAACATGAAGAGAAGACCTCCTGCTAGAACTCCAGAAGCAAGAGAGAACCAGATGATTGCTTATGCTACAGACTTAGCCGAGAAACAACTGAGAGATGGGACGGCTAGCTCACAAGTTATAACCCATTATCTCAAATTAGGCTCAACCAAAGAGCGACTTGAAAAGGAAATGCTTCTTCACGAGATCGAACTTAAGAAAGCTAAGACGGAATCAATTCAATCTGGAAAAAGAGTTGAGGAATTGTTTGATAAAGCAATACTTGCCATGCGAACTTATAGTGGAAATGGTCGAGGAGAAGAGGATGATTAAAACATATCGAGAGTTGCGACACTTTGAAACTTTTGAGGATCGTTTTAATTATTTAAAACTCAATGGTTCAGTTGGAAAATCCACTTTTGGATTCGATCGATATCTAAATCAATTGTTATACCATTCCAAAGAATGGAAGGCTGTTAGAAATGAAATCATAATTCGAGATGAGGGATGCGATCTTGGAATATCAGATAGATCTATTTATACCGGATTATTAATTCATCATATCAACCCAATAACAATTGAAAACATCGAAAGAAACGATCCATGTGTATTTGATCTAAACAATTTAATTTGTACATGTCATAATACACATCAAGCAATTCATTATGGTGACGAATCTCATCTAACACGACTCCCAAAACCTAGAGTGAAAGGAGATACCAGATTGTGGTAACAAATGATGATAGTATTCTAGTCTCTATCAAATCACTTTTAGGTAGTTCTATTGATGATCACGATTTCGATCAAGACATAACAATACTAATTAATGGAGCATTATTTGCACTTCAACAATTAGGCGTTGGTCCTAGTACCGGATTTAGTATTTCATCTGAAGCAGAAAAGTGGTCTGATTTATTAGGAACTAGAGCAGATTTAAATGCAGTACACACTTATGTTTATCTAAAAGTGAGGCTAGTATTTGATCCGCCAGCAAATAGTTTCCTAGTAAAGGCTATCGAAGATCAAATTAAGGAATTAGATGTTCGACTAAATATTCAAGCGGAAGGAGGTACAACTTAATGATTGATAAAACAACAACTCTTCGAAAAATGACAACCGCCCAATTAAATAACACAATTTATCGATTGCGACTTGAACGAGAAGCTCAAGGATTAATCTCGGATATTAATCGAAGAGGTACAGAACAGTTTGGAGAATCGTATGTTGGAATCAGCACCGAAACACAAATTGAATTCGAAACAAATGATGGACCAAAAACCATCACCATAAAGTCGGCAAGTGATAGGGATCTCAACCTTCTTGTTGAACATCTTAGATCACAACGAACCGTTCAGGAACTGATTGGCGACCTTCGAGTCAATGCAACGTCAAACCCAAATGACACATACCCAACATATGATCGCGCTTCTAGAACGGTCGATCTTGATACACCAATTGAAGATTTATATCATCATGGAATTCAAGGAATGAAATGGGGGGTACGTCATCAAGTAGGAAAAGATGGATTGATTAACAAATCAAAACCGGCTAGCCTTTCTGATGATTACATGAGTTCTAGAATTCTTAAAGCCAAGAAAGCAAGCAATCTATCCAACTCGGAACTCCAAGAATTAACAAAACGACTTCAGTTGGAAAAACAATATAGAGAATTGAAGTCCAGCGATTCCTTGAAGGGGCTCGATTTTGTTAAGACTGTAACCGCAGCAGGAGCAACAGTTGCCGCATTATATGGGTTGTCAAAAACTCCACTTGGACAAGATGTCATCAAAGCATTCAAGAATTCAAGTGAGGCTAAAAAAGCCGCTGCTAAAGCTGCCGCAGCAGCATCTAAGGGATTGGGTGCGGGTTGATTAAATGAAACTATCAAACACAGCAACGCCAAAATACTATGCGCAATTTCGAGATGAAGTTATGCGAGGAAACATTCCGGTTTGTAAAGAAATCTCAATGGAGATGAACCGAATCGACTCTCTCATTGCTAATCGCGGTGTATATTATGATGAAGATGCTGTTGAAGGTTTTATCGCCTTTTGCGAGAACGAATTAACCCTCACAGATGGCGCAGATCTAGTTTTATTAGATAGTTTTAAATTATGGGCAGAACAAGTATTTGGTTGGTATTATTATGTTGAGCGAAGTGTATATGAGCCACAGACAGATGGACATGGTGGAAAATACATTCGTAAAATGATAAAGAAACGACTGATCCAAAAGCAATATTTGATCGTCGGTCGTGGAGCAGCTAAATCTATATATGCATCATTTATTCAAAACTACTTTCTAAACATTGATACGTCAACGACCCATCAAGTTACAACCGCTCCAACCATGAAACAAGCTGAAGAAGTTATGTCTCCGATACGAACATCCATAACAAGATCTCGAGGGCCTCTTTTTAAATTCCTTACAGATGGATCTTTACAAAATACAACCGGTTCTAGAGTAAATCGTCAGAAATTAGCAGCTACCAAAAAGGGAATTGAAAATTTCTTGACCGGTTCACTACTTGAGATACGAGCCATGAGTATTGATAAGCTCCAAGGATTAAGACCAAAAGTCACAACGGTTGATGAATGGTTATCTGGAGATATTCGAGAAGATGTTGTAGGCGCAATCGAGCAGGGAGCTTCTAAACTTGACGACTATTTAATCCTAGCTATTAGTTCAGAAGGTACAGTTCGTAACGGCTCCGGCGATACCATTAAAATGGAACTCTTAAACATCTTAAAGGGCGAATACATCAACCCGCATGTGTCGATCTTTTATTATCGTTTAGATAATGTTGAAGAAGTTAGAGATCCATCAAAATGGATGAAGGCCAATCCAAACATTGGAAAGACTGTTACTTATGAAACCTATCAATTAGACGTAGAAAGAGCCGAGAATGCTCCAGCTACTCGAAATGATATTCTAGCTAAACGATTTGGCATTCCAATGGAAGGGTATACCTACTTCTTTACTTATGAAGAGACAATCCCTCATTCGAAAAGAACGTATTGGTCTTTACCATGTGCATTGGGCGGTGACTTATCGCAAGGCGATGACTTCTGTGCTTTTACATTTATGTTCCCACTTCAAAGAGGACTATTTGGCATTAAAACTAGATGTTATATCTCCTCATTGAAACTCATGAAACTTCCAGGAGCAATGCGGATTAAGTATGATCAATTTATTGATGAGGGATCATTGATGGTTATTGATTGTCCTGTATTAGATATGATGGATGTATATGACGATCTTGATCAATTTATTCAAGACAATCAATATGACGTTCGTTGTTTCGGATTTGATCCATATAACGCTAAAGAATTTGTTACGCGTTGGGAAACCGAAAACGGTCCATTTGGAATTGAGAAGGTTATTCAGGGCGTTAAAACAGAATCTGTTCCTTTAGGGGAATTAAAAACTTTATCTGAAGAAAGAATGCTCTTATTTGATGAAGAATTAATGGCGTTTGCGATGGGAAACTCTATTACATTAGAGGATACTAATGGTAACCGAAAACTATTAAAAAAGAGATATGATCAGAAAATTGATAGCGTCTCTGCTTTAATGGATGCATGGATTGCCTACAAACTCAACAAGGAATCGTTCGATTAATAGGTTAAGGAGGTAAATAACATTGCCGCAACCACTAACCACAAGACTAAAACATGCTTGGAATGCATTTAAAAGTCGCGATCCTACCCGTATATCGGATTCTCAATCGATTGGACAAGGCTCATTCCAACATCCAGGACAAAGACGATATTTTATAACGAGTGAGCGGTCTGTCATATTATCCATTTATAACAGAATTGCTATGGATGTAGCAGCTGTAAATATTCAGCATGTTAAATTGGATGATAATGATCGATATAGCAAAACAATCGATTCGGGATTAAACTACGTCCTGACACAAGAAGCTAACATTGATCAAACGGCTAGAGCCTTTATTCAAGATCTAGTAATGTCTATGTTTGATGAAGGCGTTGTGGCTGCTGTACCAATTGACACAACTTTAGATCCAACTATTACTGGAGCATTTGACATTAACACGATTCGTGTTGGTCGAATCTTAGAGTGGTATCCAAGACATGTTAAGGTTCATGTTTATAATGATGCAACTGGCAAGAAGGAACCTTTGGTTTTACCAAAAGAACGAGTTGCCATAATAGAGAACCCTCTATATGCAGTCATGAATGAGCCAAATGGTACACTAAAACGACTCCTTAGAAAATTAGCAATCCTCGATGCAATTGACGAACAGAGTGGCGCTGGAAAATTAGACATTATTATTCAGCTTCCATACGTCATAAAAACCGCAGCACGAAAAGCTCAAGCTGAAGAACGGCGAAAAGACATCGAGATGCAGCTATCTGGTTCAAAATACGGAATTGCTTATACTGATGGGACAGAAAGAATAACTCAACTTAATCGTCCAGCTGAAAATAATCTGATGAAACAAATTGAGTATCTAATGTCGGTTTTATACAGTCAACTTGGGCTGACAGAAGCAGTCTTTAATGGGACAGCTAATGAAGCAGCCATGTTGAACTATAATAATCGAACAGTTCTCCCATTAGTTATGGCTATTGTTGAGGAATTCCGAAGATCGTTTCTAACGAGAACCGCTCGAACTCAAAAACAATCAATAATGTCCTTTAAAGACGCATTTAGCCTTGTCCCCGCTACTCAGTTAGCAGACATCGCTGACAAATTCACTCGAAATGAGATATTGTCGTCCAATGAGTTCCGAGCACTTATCGGATATAAACCAGTTGATGATGAAAAAGCTGATGCTCTTATGAATAAGAACATTGCGCAACCGGATGCAGCTGGTCCAACAGAAGAATCTGCTCCTACAGCCGAAGAAACAGTTCAAGAGGCTAGTGGTCCTGTTATGGACGAACAAGATGTGCTGATGAATGAACTTCTTGATGGTTTATCTGCCGATATCGATGATATTCTAGGCGGCCAATCTCTTCCATCAACAGAAGAAGAAATTCAGCAAAAATCATTTGATGAACAAGATTCATTGATGAACAAAATACTAGAAGAATTGTCAGTTAGTATGGATAAAGCATTAGGAGGAGCATAATGTCGCCGGTAAAAGCTCTAACCCACTATGCAAATAAATACTATGATCCGGTCAAAGCTCATGAATACTATATCAAAAATCGTCAACCTAAAGTGGATAAAGGTTCCCAGGTAGACGATGCGGGTTTTGATGAATGGGCTTATGGTAAGAAAAAAGAGACAAAATCCGGTTCTTCCGTTACAAAAAAAACCGGATTAAGTGATGCTCAAAAAGCCGAATTAGCTAGACAGAAAGCAGATATTGCGTCAAGAAAGCAGACTGATTTAACGGATGAGCAAATTCGTCAAACCGAGCGTCTAAATGCATTTAGAGAAAAGGCTAAACAAACAAGAGAGCAGATAGCCAATAAGTTATCCGTCCTTGGCGAGAAGCTAGCTACCCAAGCAGATGCCGATCGTAAAACCATAATCGAAAATGCACAAAAAGAAATCTCAAAATTGCAGCCAATCCCGGAAAATATTAGTGAGGAATTAAGATCTCGTCTAATGGCAGATCGAAAAGAAAAAATAAACTCTATTACCCTATCAGCTAAATCTGATTTGGAAGGGGTGACCTCAAAATATTCCGGACAAATGAAAACGGAGGCTGAAAAATCAGCCAATCAAAGAGAACAAACAAGGATGGACCTTCAAGGTCAAATTGAAACTGCTCGTGCTACATATACTAAGACTCGAGATAGTATCAAGGCGAAGTATGATAAGGAATATCAGAGTTTGATGTCTTCGTTTGGCAAATGACTTTAAGGAGAACACATAATGGCTAAAACATTTGATTTTAGTGGTTACGCCACTAAAACTGGGCTTAAGTGTTCAGATGGTCGCACCATTCTGAAAGACGCATTTAAGCATCAAGACGGGACGACCGTACCGCTTGTATGGGCACATATTCATAATGACCCATTAAACGTGTTAGGTCATGCTGTTCTTGAAAACCGCGATGATGGCGTATACTGTTATGGGTACTTCAACGATGGCGAAATGGGAAAACAAGCTAAAGAATTGGTTAAGCATGGGGATATTACATCCCTTTCTATTTATGCCAACCAACTCAAAGAAAAATCAAAACAAGTAATTCATGGAGCAATTCGTGAAGTAAGTCTTGTTCTTTCCGGAGCTAATCCTGGAGCACTCATTGAAAATCTTGGTTTTGCTCATGGAGACGATGGCGAATTCGAATCTGATGATTCAGAAGCAATCATCTATACCGGATTAAGTCTGGCACATGAGGAGGCTGAGAAAGAAGAGACTTCCGAAACAACCGAGGATTCTTCGCAAGAAGAGCCTATTACATATTCGGAAGAAAGTACGGAGACTACTACTGAAGATAGTGGTAGTTCTGCCGAAACTCCCCCCGAAACGTCCGAATCTACAACAGAAGAAAATCTTGCACATGCCGAATCGTCTGGTACTGTTGAAGAGATGTTTAACACTCTAAATGAAGACCAGAAACAACTTGTCTATTCTCTTATTACAGCAGCTATTGCCAATCCAGAAATGGCAACTGTCAAACACTCAAATGATGAAGGAGATTCAACAATGAAAAGTAACGCATTCGATCAGACCAATGACGCCGCAGCTAAAAATGTCCTGACCCACGATCAAATTAGCACAATCGTCATGGACGCTAAGCGCTTTGGCTCACTCAAGGAAAGCTTCATGGCTCACGCCGTTGATTATGGATTCAATCCGATTGACGTTCTGTTTCCCGATGCTCGTGACGTTGACGCAGGCGGTCCGACCACAATCAAACGTGATACCGCTTGGGTCACTGAAGTTCTGAACAACACCAGCCATACTCCTTTCTCGCGCATTCGCACTCGTCATGCTGATATCACTGCTGATGAAGCACGCGCAAAGGGTTATGTCACTGGCTCTTTGAAAAAGGAAGAAGTTATCACGCTCATGAAGCGTTCGACAACTCCGACCACCATCTACAAAAAGCAGAAACTCGATCGCGATGATATCCTGGACATCACCGATTTCGACGTTGTTGTCTGGCTGAAGGCTGAAATGCGCGGAATGCTGGATGAGGAAATCGCTCGTGCCGTTCTGATCAGCGACGGTCGTTCCGCCGCAGACGAAGACAAGATCAATGAACTCAACATCCGTCCTATCGCATTTGACGATCCGAATGTCTATGTCGAACGGGTACAAGTTGCCGACAATGAAACCGTTGCAAACATCATCAAGGCGATCATCCGTTCCCGTAAAAAGTACAAAGGTTCTGGCAACCCTGCACTATTCATCGGCAATGATCTCTTGACCGACATGCTGCTGATTGAAGACACGACCGGTCGTCGTCTGTACAATACGGTTACCGAGCTTGCCTCTGTCCTGCGCGTTTCGAAGATCGTCGAAGTCGAACTCATGGATACTGCAAAACGTGTTTCTGGTGAGGATGAATACCCGATCTTGGGCATCATTGTTAACCTGAAAGACTACACCATCGGTGCCGATAAGGGCGGTCAGGTTTCCATGTTTGACGATTTCGATATCGACTACAACCAACAGAAGTATTTGATCGAAACCAGAATTTCTGGCGCTTTGACTCAGCCTAAGTCCGCTATCGTTATTGAGAAGCTGCCGGCTGTTGTCTAATTCTCTCAAAATAGGAGTTACTAATGGCTAAGTTTTCTGGACTAATAGGTTATGTTATTAATACTGAAACTTCGCCAGGAGTATGGATGGATGTTGTAACTGAGAAGCATTATCGAGGAGATGAATTACATACTATAAATCGCTATCAAATGGGCGACAAAGTAAATGATGATATTCGAGTTGATAATCGTATCAGCATAATAGCTGATGCATTCTCAGAAAACAACTTTCAATCTATACGATATGTCAAATGGAAGGGGGCTCTCTGGAATGTTATTTCGGTAGAAGTTCAGAGGCCTCGTCTTCTCCTATCCATGGGCAGAGCATACATTGGACCAACGCCATCTTGATATAGGAGGTTGACATGGCAAGTAGACTAGCCTTACAAAATATTTTTATTGCTTTGCTCGGATCGTCAAACGTCTATTATCAACCGCCAGCGACTACTAAGATGAAGTATCCATGTATCGTCTATAATAGAAAAGGCGTAGATGTTAAACGATCAAATAACAAGCTCTATAATGCCGTAACTCAATATGAAGTAACCGTTATAGATCAACATCCAGATAGCACCATTCATGAGGCTATCTTGGCTCTACCTATGTGTAAGTATGATAGACACTTCGTAGCAGATAATTTAAATCATGATGTAATGAGTCTATATTATTAATGGAGGATCATAAAAATGACAAAACTTTTGTGGGATCAGTCTGGCGATCGCATGTATGAAACTGGCATTCAAAATGCCGTTCTCTATCCAAAATCCGCCGTTGATGGCACCTACCCTATGGGCGTAGCATGGAATGGCCTTACCGGTGTAACCGAGAGTCCTTCCGGTGCAGAACCGACTCCGCTATACGCCGATAACATCAAATACCTGAATCTTGTTTCTGCCGAAGAACTCGGCTTGACTATTGAAGCATACACCTACCCTGATGAATTTGCAGCATGTGATGGTTCAGCTTCATTGGCCGAAGGAGTTATGCTTGGACAGCAGGTTCGTACGCCATTCGGTTTGGTCTACAAAACCATGCTTGGAAACGATGCCGATGGTATTGACCATGGCTATAAACTGCATATCATCTATGACTGTCTTGCTGCTCCTTCCGAGAAAGCATATACGACAATCAATGATTCCCCAGAAGCAATTACCTTATCTTGGTCTGTCAGTACAACTCCTGTCGCCGTTACCGGTAAGAAACCAACTGCGTCCATCACGATCGATTCGACGAAGGCTGATCCGACCAAATTGGCAACTTTGGAAAACGAACTCTTTGGTACCGCACTCATCACTGCAAATCTCCCGCTTCCGGATGAAATCGCTGCCATTTTCGCCGCTTAATTAAATTGAACTGTGGAGTCGTATTCAGGGTCAAGGGCTGGCGACTCCCTTTCTCTACTTTGAAAGGAGAACCCTACCAATGCTTAAAAAGACAATTAAATTTACTGATTTTGATGGTTTGGAAAGAAAAGAAGATTTCTATTTCAATCTCACACAGGCTGAAATTGCAGAAATGGAACTTTCTACAGAAGGCGGCCTTGTCAAGATGGTCAATAAAATGATCGAAACCAAGGATAATCCTAAACTTGTCGCACTGTTTAAAGATTTGATTCTCAAATCCTATGGCGAGAAGTCTCCGGATGGTCGTAAATTCATGAAGAGTGCTGAAATTCGTGCCGGGTTTGAACAGACCCAAGCCTATAGTGAACTGTTTATGATGATGCTTAGTGACGATAAAGTTGCCGCCGATTTTGTTAATGGCATCGTACCTCAACAGGTACAGAAAGCCTAATTTTTGGGTGGGAGATCAGAGATGCTCCAATTTATTATCCCTGCCATCGAGCAATATGATGAAGAACATAATGAATTTGTTTATTCTAAAGAAACGGTATTACAATTAGAGCATTCTCTGGTCTCTATCTCAAAATGGGAGTCAAAATTTACAAAACCTTTTTTGACTAAAAGCGAAAAGACAACAGAAGAAACTAGATATTATGTTAGATGTATGACCATCAATAAAAATATTGATAGTAATATATATAACCTATTAACCGAGGAGCATATGGACATCATAAGTGCATATATTGGCTCCTCACAAACCGCTACCACCATTTCAAATGAGAAAAAGACCACTAATCGAGAAATAGTAACATCCGAATTAATTTATTATTGGATGATAAACTTTAATATACCGTTTGAATGTCAGAAATGGCATTTGGATAGATTGTTAACCTTGATTAATGTTTGTAATATAAAAACTAATCCGCCAAAGAAAATGTCCCAACGAGAACTAATGGCTCGAAATCGAGACTTGAATGCTGCTCGTAGAGCAAAAATAAATAGTAAAGGGTGATTATATGAAAACAATTATTGACATCTCACACCACCAACTAGATTTTCCATGGGATCAAGTTAAAGATGAAGTCGATTTTGTTATAGTTCGTCCAAGCCATGGAATGAATGACACCGATAAAGAATGGGCGGATAATCTTAAATGGTTGATGGATCATCCAGATGAAAAATTTGCAGTTTACCATTACTTCTATTATAAGGAGCTGCTCAAGCACAGAGCAGAACTTGAAAACTTCTTAAAGCACATTCGACCACTCCTTAAGTTGAAAAACTTTACAGGGTTGGCGTTTTTAGACTTTGAACATCCGATCGATGTTGGTACATCTAGACCCCTTGCTGCCTGCACGCCAACAGAAATGACCGATTATCTTATCAGCGATTGTAATACCCTTATAAAAGAAGGATTTGTACCTGGACTATATGCTAGTGTCTCATGGTTAACAAATAAGATGCAACCCAATAGATTTCCACATGAATGTGTTATTTGGGCCGCTCACTATGATGTTGATCCGGGAAGTCCAAGATACTCCTATAGATGGGATATACATCAATATACAAGTCAAGGAAGTCTTAAAACGACTGATATGTTTAAAGGGTCTTTGGATCTTGATTATATTAATCCTAAAACTGAATTTAAAGTTATTAAGGATGTTATTAAAGAAGTTCCAACCGTCCATCTTGTTCAACTAGGGGATATTTCTGATGAGGTTGGAGAATACCAACAGATCCTACTCGATCGAGCATACGATATCAAAGTCGATAAGAAATTTGGACCGAAAACCAAACTTATTGTTAAAGAATTTCAAACCGATAACGGATTGTATATTGATGGAATAATTGGTCCACAAACGGCCGATGCTTTGAAGTCATTGAGGATCTTCTCTTTAAAAGCTGATGGTGAAAAATTAGTTAGAGAAGATTGTCCAAACTTTAAGGTTAAGGAGTTTGCCTGCTCAGATAAATCGGACAAAATAGTGATTTGTCTTATTGCTGTGAAAAGAGCCCAAGCAATCAGAAATCAAATTGGAAAATCGATGATTATCAATAGTGGATATAGAACAAAATCTTATAATGCTACTCTTAAAAATTCAAATCCAAAAAGTCTACACACTAAAGGGTATGCTATCGATTTCTATTTCCAACAAATTAGCGGATCAAAAATGTATGCTAAATTGAGCAGTTCTTATCCTGGCGGACTTGGAAAATATTCGAACTTTACTCATATTGATAGTGGAAGAAGACGCCGCTGGAATGGGTAAGACTTTCTAGGAGAAATTATGATATCGTTCTCGCATAAAGGTAATTTTAAGCATCTTGAAAGTTTTCTAAAACGAGCAAAAAATCCGCCTTATTTGCAGATTCTTGAACGATATGGTCAAGAAGGG